TTAATCTGTTTGCAAATCAAGCTCAAATGAGTATTTTTGAGCAATACTTTTACGATCTAAATCAATTTACTAGAGTACCAGGTAACGATACTAGCTACTCTGATATGGTAAATTTATTAGAAGAAAAAATATCTTTGTTTGAAAAAAGAGTATTTTACAACTCAAACAGTAACCTTCCAGTAGATTTATATAAAGTACAGACAGTTGAATACAACAATAAAGCTGTAGAGTATGTTACTAAAAAAGAGTATATGGAAATGATAAGTGTACCTCTTTGTAAGCCTACAAATAAAAAACCTGTTTATGTAAAACAAGAAAACAAAATACTTATAGTAGGTGATAACGCAACTACAGATCCTTCTGCGTTTACTCTTAACGGTAGTTTAAGTTATATAAGAAAACCAGCTCCTCCAAACTGGACATACATAATAGTTGATAATTCAGCTATTTACAATGATAGCGTTGGTGGTCATAATCACTTTGAATTACATCCTTCTGAACAAACAGAACTAGTAAACAAAATATTAGGCTATGCAGGTATAACACTAAAAGATAATTCTTTGTATCAAATAGCATCAGCTGAAGAAAATAAAAATGTTCAACAACAAAAAGCATAAATAAATGGGATTATTAAATCAGTCACAAAGTTCTTATTATACTGGTAACGATTATGGTAATTATCAGTTTGTTTCTTTACAAGATGTTATAAATCAATTTATGGTTGCTTATGTCGGTGAAGGTAAAATTATAAGTAAAGCTAGTAAAACTGATGTTTCTTTTCATGCTCAAAGAGCAATGCAAGAATTATCTTTCGATACTTTTAAATCTATAAAATCACAAGAAATAGTTTTACCACCTTCTTTATCAATGATATTACCACACGATTACGTTAATTATACATGTGTGGCTTGGGTAGATGATGCTGGTATAAAACACATTTTATACCCAACTAACAAAACATCAAATCCTTTTAAAATAAAACAAGACGATGACGGTAACTACGATTTTGCTGGTTCATCTGGTACTTTACCTAGTTTTTTAAATTCAAGTTTTGCTTCTGTGCTAGACTCGCAATTAGACTGGTCTGCTACAATTGCTAGAATACAACCGGTAGGAACTTTAGGTGGTGGTAATAATGCAAATAATCCCAACACTTCTACAAGCACGACTGCTGATGTTTTTGGTGTACAAAATAATAAATTAACAGCTAAATTTAATAGGGAGCTTTTTAGTAACAATGCAGTTCCTTTTTCAAGAGCTTATAGTTGTTGGCAAGAAGTTGATGTAACCGGCGTAGATGAATTAAATTTAGAAGCTACAGGTTTCGCACCTCAAAACGCTGGCGGTTTTACTAACGCAACCATAAGATTAGGGCTTAGTAGCTCACCAGGTGATAGCGTAACAAACCCTATAAAAAATGTTAATCCAAGTGTAAATACAGAAATAACTGGTACTGTTAGAAATTATGGTTCAGGTCCTCAAGCTTTTGGACCTAGTTTTATACCTTATCCAAACTCACCTGGAACTTCAAACTTAGCTTATATACAGTGGCAAGGTAGCTCTGGTGCAGATGATAGCGCAACTAAACAGCTTTTTGATATAGACGTTAGTGGTTATAACAAGCTTTTTGTTTTAGTCACTATGTTTCTTGAAACACCACCAGACGTAGATGTAACTTCTACTGCAATGACTTTAGATGATATTAATTTAACTTTTGAAGGTACATTTCCTAATTTACAAAGTGGTGGAGAGTCTACTACTTGGAGTAAATATAAATCTTTAACTCCTTCAGACAGCGCTGACAAATACGATGATGGAACTTATGATTTAGTAGAAGATGAAAGATATGGTATAGATCCTCAATACGCTCAGGTAAACGGATCTTTTTATATTGATAATCTAAGAGGATTAATAAACTTTAGCTCAAACGTTAGTGGTAAGACTGTAGTTTTAGATTATATAAGTGATAGTTTAGGGACAGATGAAGAAATGCAAGTTCACAAGTTTGCTCAAGAAGCTATGTACATGCATATAGCACACGCTATATTGTCTACAAAAGCTAATATACCAGAATATATTGTAAGAAGATATAAAAAAGATAGATTTGCAGCTACTAGAAAAGCTAAATTAAGATTATCAAATTTAAAATTAGAAGAATTAACTCAAGTACTTAGAGGTAAGTCTAAGTGGATAAAACACTAATATATGCCGGAGATTAAAAACACTTTTACTCAAGGTAAGATGAATAAAGACCTTGATGAAAGAATTATACCTAATGGTCAATATAGAGACGCTTTAAATGTTAAAGTTTCAGTTTCAGACGACTCAAACGTTGGTACTGTACAAAACATTTTAGGAAACGAGCGTATAGAGAGTGTTGTGCCACCAGATTATAATTGTGTTGGAGCTATATCTGATGAAAAAACTAATAAACTATATTGGTTTGTAACAAAAGAAAATACAAAAGACGCTATAATACAATATGACTCTATAACTACTGAAACTAAATTAGTAATAGTAGATACTAAACAAAACACTTTAAAGTTTACAGGTAAAATAATAACAGGTATAAATATAATAGATAATCTACTTTTTTTTACAGATAATGTAAATGAGCCTAAAAAAATTAATATAGATAGTTGTATAGCTGGTACTACAACTACTGGTTTAGTTAACGCTGTTCATACTAAGTTAATAGTTGATGGTGTTGACAAAGGTGATATAGAAGAAAGTCACATTACAGTCATACGTAAAAACCCTAAATCTAAACTTGGAGTAAAAATAAATAAACCTACATCTCAAACTTCAACCAAGTTATTCGAAAAAATATTTCCAAGATTTTCATATAGATATAAATATCAAGACGGAGAGTATTCTGCTTTTGGTCCTTTCACAGACGTTGTTTTTACAGCTAACTATGTTGGTGACTATAGCTTAGAAGACGCTTATTCACCTGTAGAGTCTTACAATACAGCTATGGTAAACAGAATAAAATCTGTAGAGCTAACTAATTTTGTAGATAACAATACTCCTAAAGATGTTGTGCAAGTAGAAATACTATATAAGCAGGAAGGTAGCAACGTTGTTTTTTCTATAAAAAAAATAAACTACAACACTGATGACTGGAACAACAACTCTTGTCTTATAAAATCAGAGAGTATATATGCTGCAATACCAGAAGATCAGTTATTAAGACCTTTTGATGCAGTACCTACAAAAGCTTTAGCTCAAGAAATAACTGGAAATAGATTAATTTATGGTAACTATACTCAAGGGCATGATATGGTAAACTATGCTGGTAACGAAGTTAGTGCTCAATATTTTAGCGTTGATTATCAAATTAAAAACAGTATAAAATCTTTTAGCGAAGGAGGTATACCATCTTTAAAGTCACAAAGAAAATACCAAGTAGGTTTTGTTTTAGGTGATAAATACGGAAGAGAAACACCTGTTTTTACTTCAGATGACGGTTTTGTTGAAGTGCCTTGGTTTAACTATGAAAAGCCTGATATTGGTTTGTCTTTTAATAATGCTTTACAAATAGTTACTACACCTGGTTTAGCTCTTAACTCTCCTTTTGCAGCACCACCAAGTTGGGCTGAATACTACAAGTACTACATAAAAGAAACTTCTAGCGAGTATTATAATCTTATAATGGATAAAGCTTACGTCCCTTCAAGAATAAATGTTTTTGATAATGAAGAAGATCATGTTTGGATTTCATTTCCTTCTTCTGATAGAAGTAAAGTTACAGAAGAAGATTATTTAATATTAAAAAGATTAGTAGGTGCTGGTGAGCAAGATGTTAATTTAGAAAATAAATTTAAAGTATTAGCTATAGACAATGAAGCTCCAGATCAAATAAAGTTTGAATATGTTAATTTAGGTGTTGCTACTCAATCACTAGCTGGATCTAGTGCGTTTTTAACAACAGCTTTAATGACTAATGCTGAAAACAGGATTGATCAAGAAACAGATACTATTCAGATAAATTTAACCGCGTGGAATGATGATTGCAAAGGTGGTGCTTTATTAGATACGCACGAGTTTCCTTCTGGTAGTCCTGGTGAGATTATTAAATCTGTTGATGATATTTTTATGTCTTTTAGCAACTATGTTTCTTTAAATAACGTTCAAGTTTCTGAAAAGTATAAAGCAATATCTGTTTATTATGATGGAACTAGTTATAGAATTAAACTTGATAGGCCAATAACTTTAAAAGATGCTCAATTAGCAGATATAGGTAATGAAGCTAACAACACAAACAGTCTTTTAAAAAGCACTATACGTTTTAAGCTTGAGAGAAAAGTAAAAAAAGATTTAGATGAGTTTTCAGGTAAATTTTTTGCTAAGATAGTAGCTAGTAGAGTCGCTGTAGATAATATTGAAAATGCTGGTCAACCAGATTTATTATCACAATTCACAGTTAGCGTTGCAAGGCCAATAAGGTGGTACGTTGATACTGAGTCTACAGACGCTAATAATATTGATCATACAACTGGACTTATAAACGCTCAATATCCTTCAGTTCTTGACTCTCCTAGCAATCATGACAAGCTAAGTGGAATAAATGGTAATCTTGTTTTAACAAACACTGCTACTGCTTGGGCTGCAGTTATGACAGAAAATTCAGGTTACGCTGGAGCTAATTACGATGGCAGCTCAAGAACTTTTTTTATAGATAATGCTTACTTTGCTGCTGGTCAAGTTGATAATAGTAACTATGCTAGAAAGTCTGGTCAAACTTGGAAAGGTTCTAACTTTAGAGTTAGCAGAAACGCTTTAAACTTACCTTGGGATTCAAATAATACTGATGGTTTTACTCAATTAACTCAGTTTACTACCAACACTGGTGATGAACCTTTAGATGTTACAGCATATCCTTCTGGTGGTGTACCAACTTTAAGCGCACTACCAACATTAAACAGATTAAATGCTAATTTAATGATTAACGGTTTAGAAGGTTATATACAAGCAACTGATACTAGCCATATAGGTGGTACTGGTTTATTAACGGGACATAGAGTTTGGATGGAAGGTGATTTTGCTGGCGTTGCTCTTCCGCAAGGGATGAGAATTGGACTTGGTCCAGATTTTCAAAACTATAATCCTTCTACTTCTTACGGAAGTGTTGCTGGTAAACATTATTTACACATATCATTTTTAGCACCAGGTGTTGATTTGCATAGTGGAACTTCCGCTATGTCTGGTGTAACAACTACAGCTAATGCTAGCGACGACGTTGTTGGTAAGGGACCTGGAACTTTAAGTGATAACTTGCAAGGTATATGGGGTGGTGGTTATTTTGGTGTTAACACTACTTCTTATGGTAAAAGAGTGTTGGTTATGGAAGGTAATTATGATAATAGTGGTGATCCTTTATTAAATAAACCTGGACCTGGTGTCGGACAAGGTTATAATCAAGCTTACACAGAACAGTTTGAAAATCAATGGAATCCTGCGTATCCAGAGAGTGAAGATCCTGACGGTTTTATACGTGACTTTGTAAACAACTTAAAAAAAGGTAGTAAATTTAAATTTTCAAACGATACAAATAACACAATAATACAAATAGTTAGCGATGTAGTTGTTAAAAAACTATATAATCACACTCCTTGGAGAGCTATGTTTGAACACGATACAAATGCTAGCGCTGTAACAGAGCAAAACGTTACAAATTCACAATACACTGGTGATAGTGTTGAAGAAGCAGCTTGGACTTATTTAGAAGATACAACGAGTACAACTAATTTAGATGCTTTAAAATCTAAAATAGTTGATTTTGGTAAAAGAAATAATAGAAGAGTAACTTATATATTTGAAATAGATAAAGATATAAATGGTTTGTTAACAGACAATGACCTTCTTGATTCTGATGGTGATGGAAGTAGTCCTTTAGTAAATATAGAATTTTTATCAAAAGATCCTAATGTTTTAATAGGTCAAATAAAAGATGTGCCTGCGGTATGGGAAACTGAACCAAAAATAGATGAAGGTTTAGATATATACTACGAAGCTAGTGGTGCATATCCATTTAAAGTAAATGAAAACACTAACGAGTTGTTAGCGCCTGTTGGCTCAAGAGTTGAAATATTAAATTTTGAACAAGCTAGAAACGGAGGTTTAGTTATAACAGAAACAATATACGTGCAAGAATGGACAGGTGCACGTAGTGTTTTATTGACTAGTGGTTTTAATTCACAAGACTCTAGTGGATCTACTATTGATTATACAGCTAAACAAATTAGATTTTTTAGAGATGACGGAAGCTTTGTAACTTTAAAAATTTCAGGCACAGGTGACAATCCACCAGGTAAAATTTTAAACTTTAACATACAAGGAACTATAGATGCGGGTTTACAACAAGGTTTAAGTTGGAGCAATTGTTTTTCTTTTGGTAACGGTATAGAATCTGATAGAGTAAGAGATGATTTTAATGCGCCGCAATTATCAAACGGTGTTAAAGCATCTACAACTATAGAAGGTGATTACAAAGAAGAAAATAGAAAAAACGGTTTAATATTTTCTGGTATATATAATTCTACGTCTGGTGTAAATAATTTAAATCAGTTTTTACAAGCTCAAAATATAACAAAAGATTTAAATCCAACATACGGTAGTATACAAAAATTGTTTCAAAGAAGAATTAGCTTAGTTGCTTTTTGTGAAGACAGAGTTGTAAGTATAACTTCTAATAAAGACTCTTTATTTAACGCCGATGGTAACCCACAGCTAATATCATCAACAAACGTTTTAGGTGATGCAACACCTTTTGTAGGTGACTATGGTATATCAAAAAATCCAGAAAGTTTTGCTAAAGAAAGTTATAGAGCTTATTTTACTGATAAGCAAAGAGGTGCTGTGCTTAGATTATCTATGGATGGTTTAACACCTATATCTGAAGCTGGTATGGCAGATTACTTTAGAGACAGCCTTAAAGTTTCTGGAGATTTAATAGGTAGTTACGATAATCATAACAAGTATTATAATTTAACTTTAAAACCTAGTAGTTCAAGCGTTAATTTAATTACAAATGGTAATTTATCTGTTGGATCTGAGGCTGTTCCTGGTGATTTTTTAGAATTAATTACTGATGGTGAAGTAAATAACATCACGCCTTTACAACTACCTACATCATTAACTGCTGATAACAATAGCATTATAAATAACAGAATATTAAATAGTGATACTACTATAATTAATCATGCAGAAGTACCTCAATATAGTCTTGTTGCTGAGACTACATCTCTTGGCACTACGCAAGTTGTTGGAAATACAACTTTTGCTTACAACAGTTCTTCTTATTATTCTGTTTCAACAAGTGGTGCTAACCCATTTAATCACGCTGTAGGAGGTGTTGGAAATTATGACGCGGTAAATCTTAGTGGAAGTAATTTTTCACAAAACCAAGACACTTATACTTACCCTACTTACGATGGTAGTGGTGAACCAGTTAATCAGATGTCTCACAGTGGAGAGTGGTACAGTGAGTCTTACTCATCTGCTGGAACATTACCAACAGTTCAAAATCGTCATAGTGGTGATATTTTTTGGAACAGACTTGCTTTTTCATATCAAGGAGGTTTTAACGGTGGTGGATCAACAAGCGGAAACCCTTGGTTTTACGGAGACAGTGGAAATAATAGACCTTATATAGGTTTCATAGTAGACGGTAGTGATCAGGGTTTGTGTTTACCAGGTTATAGAGACGCAGATGGTAACGCTAATACTTTATTTCTTAAAAACAATATTACTACAGTATATCCTAATGCTAGAGACAATACTATATTTAATGGTGAAGAAATAGTAGTTGTTTTTTATGCTAGAAATGTAGCCAATATTAACAGTCAAGGTGTTACTGGAAACGCTACAAGAGCTGTAAAAATAGAGCTTTATGATGGTATACCTGGAGATGGTGGTGTTGCTTTAAGTAATAGTATAATTATTGATCCTAGTAATCCACCTTCAGGACTTACAGATGTTAATTACACTACGCCACAAGGCGGTGACTACACCGGTACTTACACAAATGGTTATACTTTTCAAGAGTCTTATGATAACGGTGGTACTGCTTTAACTTTTGGCGATATGACTACTTTTAGCTTAATATACCATAGTGCTAGGTGGAAGTTTAATGATGGAACTGAAGACGAAGGTATTGTAGTTCAAAACTTACAGTTTAAAGTAACTTTACTAGACACTTCAACAGGTTCTTTTTTAAATGGAGGTAAGCCTTTTGGACATATTGGTAGTTTTGCTATGAGAAAACAACATGAGTTAACAGAAGCTTATGAAGAATTTACTCCTATAACAGGTGATGGTAACGGTATACCTTCCGTAACAATACCTGCTTTTGCTGAAGTTAAACATAGTGTTCCTGATTGGTTATTTACAGAAGCAAATGGTGATTTTGTATATGGAACAACTAGCTTTGATGAAGATTTTGAATCAGATTACATATTACAAAGTTCTAATGCCGTAGCTACTTACGGTCCTTCTCATTTACCAGTAATAGTTACGCAACTTAGACAAGGAACTACTAAAACTTTACTTTTACCTCCTAACAGTGAAATAACTGGTTCTACTAATAGTTTTACTGACACTGGAAATGGTGCTATAAGCTTATATAGCGATCCAACAAATGGATATGACAATGGAACTGTAAACTATTGGGACGGTACTGGTACTGCTGGAGCTGGTCAACAGCCTGATGGTACATACAGTGATTGGCCTGATGATTCTGTTTATCAGACTAGTGAATCTTACAACGCTTCTGGAACTCTAACAACACCTTTCGTTGATGGAAACTGGTATGTTGTAGATATTGTTTATGATTCTAATACTTTTGTTAATAGTGGTAATCCTCTTCCAAATCAAAGTTTTGTTTTAACAAATCCTTTTATTGATGATTCTTTACAGATAGATCCTACTACTTTTGCAACTCGTCAGTTTAACTTTATGACTGTAGATGACTTTTACGCATCACCAACAGATGTTTTTAGAGTTTATTTTAAGTATTCAGATGTAGCATACGGTACAACAAACAATGCAAGCACTGTTACATTTGTTAAGCCTGATGATATTCAAATTAATATTTTAGAAATAAACGTAATAGATGTTACTGCAGGTCCAACTGGTGGAACAGCTGTTGACTGGACAATAAACGTAGATCCAAACGAGCAGCCACCTGTTAATTACTTTTATACACCACCTATTTATGTTGACTCTTCTAATGGTTTTGTTTTTACTGATTTAGCTGATCAAAATAATAGCGATTATATTCAGCAGATCTTTTCTGACCCTATTTCAGCTAACAGCAGTGGTTATAGATTAAGTTTTGAAATAAAAAATTATACTACTGGTACTTTGAACGTTCGGTTATCTGATGAAGCAGATGCAAATGGTAATAGTAATTTTATTGATTATAGTATGAGTGCTAATGGTACTTATACAGCAGATTTTAATTTTGATGGCAATGGTGGCGATATAGTTTATGATGACGGTATTAATGCTCCAACAACTAATTCTTTAAATACTGGTATAGGAACATTTTTTACAAATCAAATATATTTTCAACCTTCTCCTGTTTTTGTAGGAACTTTAGATAATATATCTTTGTTAGATCTTACACCTGTTTTTACTTCTGGAGGTTCTTTTAATAGTTTTACTACAAGTGGTTTTGATCCTTTGTTAAATAATTATATTGATTACGATGCAACAAACGAGGAAATAGTTTTTAATAGCGCTCCAGCTATTACATCACCTGTTCAACTAGAACAACCTATATTTGCTAATTTATCAACTGGAGATTCTTATAAGCTTACTTTTGATTACGACTTTAGTGGTGAAATTACAGTTTATTATTTCAACTCTAGTGGTGATGGGTTTATAGACACTATACAAACTGGTACTGGAACTCATAACGTAACGTATGATATTTCAGATCCATTGCAACTAACTATTCCTGCTTTTGCTAATATACAAAACGCTTTAGTTATTGCCGTAACAAACTTAGATAATGATCCTATTTACGATACTTTAACTGGTAGTATAGATAATATATCTTTACAAAAAGTCATAGTTGATGGTATTAGCGCTACAATAAGTTACAGTGAAAAAGTTAGAGGTTGGGTTAGTTTTAAATCTTTTATTTTAGAACAAGGTGTTAGTTTATCAAATAATTATTACACTTTTAAAGGTGGTGGAGCTTATAAACATGACTCTGAAGCTGTAGAAAGAACTGTGTTTTATAATGAAGATCCTGCTGGTTCTTATATAACAGCTATTTTAAACGAAGCACCGTCAGTTGTTAAAAACTTTAACACTTTAAATTACGAAGGTAGTCAAGCTAAAATAACTGCACTAAATAATTATAATTACGCAGTTGATGTAGATGGTTGGAGTATTGATTATATAAAAACAGATAAACAAGAAGGTAGTGTTAAAGAGTTTTTAGAAAAAGAAGGTAAGTGGTTTAATTACATAAGAGGTAAAACAACTGTAGATACTTCTGCTTTAACTTTTCAAGGTTTAGGAATAGCTAAAACAATAGTATAATATGGAAGAAAAAATAATTAGTTCAGTATTTATAGATCAAAAAGATTTATCAACTTTAGCTCAAAGTAGAACTTTAAATATAGAAGGTGATGTTGGTTCTGTTTTTACTGTAAATGTTATAAAAATAAACGGTACTAGTAAAGAAAGTTATTACGATTTTAATTCAAAAAGCTTTACAGAAGAATTTACTTCTAAAAATAATTTAAAAGTAACTTTACAGTCAAGAAGTTTTTTAACACCAATAAGGTTTGCGCTAGACACTAGTGGTGAGGTTTATAGAATTTTAGTTTTTGCTTCTCAAAAAGATAACACTATATTTAGTGATAGGTCACATGTTACTGTAAGAGAAATAACTCAAGTTGGTACTACAAACGTTGTTTTTGTTTTTGATAGCGGTAAAGACAAATTTGCACCAGCTCCTTTTAATTTATCTCTTAATAGTAAATATACAACTGATCCTCCAGCTGCTAATGTTACAACAACAGGTTCTACAACAAGTACTGAGCCTGTAAACGTAAATATAAACGCTACGCTTACAAACGCTGATAGCGACACTCATGGTTTTGGTTTAATACTACCTACAGATCTTGAGCCTTACGAGCAAAGCTCTGGTAACTTTATTAATTTTGGACGTATAAATCCTGAAAGTAGAATACCGTATAGTATACCTGACAATGCTTTTTATACTGAAATAGTTAAAAAAGTTGATGGCGCGATAACAAGCAAAAAACAAGTTGTTTTTGACGATGTTGATAATTTAGTTGTTGGCATGGAAATTGCTTTTTTCTCTTCTGGTGCTGTAGCTTATGGCGCGACAGCAGATGATGTAAGTACAATTACAGCTATAGATGGTAACACAGTAACTTTTAACAGAAACCAAACAATAGGTGATAATGTTGATGTTACTTTACGTGCTTATGGACCTAGTTTAATTAACTCTGCTTTTAATTATTCTATTGAGCTATTAAACTTTGAAGCTATAGGTCAAGATTTTAGTACTTCAGTTAGAGGAAGCAATACTTTACCAGCTTCTAGTGGTGAAATAACTTTTAATTTAAATGGTACTAGAGGTATTAGCGTTGGTTCTAGGCTTTTTGCTCAAAACATGAATACTGACGGCCAAAATAACGTAGCTCAAAGCGTTAGTCAATCGTCAACAGCTGGTACTGTTAGTTTAGAGTTTACTGGTAATGTAAACGATATTGAAGCTTTAGAAGTAACTGAAGGTTCAGAAGTGTTTATCACAGGTTCAAATAGAGTGATTAAAATAAGCGGTACTGTTGTTATAAATTCTTTTCCTGAAACAAACAGAAATTTAAATTTAGATTTAACTAAATTTATTACTCAAGGAAGAGCAAGTTAAAATATAAATTATGAAGATAACTTTTAGAAAGAAAATAGAAAATGTTTCGCTACAAGTAGGTGATACAGCTTATTTTGTAACTCCTAATGGCAATTTTGCTAATAGCAGTCCAAAGTTAATAGGTAAAATAGATAAAGTTAGAGATTACAATATAGTAATAGATAACGTAACAAACACGCCTAGCCCTGATGATTTTATTATGTTTTCAAAAGATCCAATTGTTAATAATAGTAGTTTATTAGGTTATTATGCTGAAGTAAAGTTGTCAAATGATTCTACTGAAAAAGCTGAACTATTTGCCTTAGGATCTGAAATAACACAGAGTAGTAAATAATATATAAAAAATGTAACTATAAAATATATGAAAAACGAGAAAAAAAGTCCAGTTAAATTTTTTGCAGCTTTAGGAGCTGCTTTAGGTGCAGGCGCTGCTTTTGCAACTCCAGTTGGTATAGCTGCTACTGTAGCAGGTGTTGGACTATATAGAGCTGGAAAAAAAGCAAAAGCAAAAGATAGAGCTTTACGTGGTCAACTTTCTGAAAGACAAGAAGATTTTGAAAGAAGGCTTAAACAGTATGAAGAGCTTAAATTTAAACCTATTGACGTTGATGCTTTAAAACAAGAAAATATATTTGAAGATCTTGAAATAAATACTGAGGCTTTTGAGGCTTCTCGTAGAAATTTTTTACAATCGCAAGCTAATATATTAGCAAGTTTATCTGGCGTTGCTGGTAGTTCAGGTGCTGCTAGTTTAGCTACAGCTTTAAGTGCTCAATCAACTAAACAGGCTGAACAGCAAAGAATTACTATAGCAGAGCAAATAAATGCTAATAAAAAGTTAGAAATGGCAGAAAGAGCTAGATTAAATAATCAAATAAGAGAAATAGAGTTAGCTAATATGGAAGGCGCAAGACAGTTTGAAATAGATCAATTAGCAACTTTACTAGGTGTTGAAGGGCAAAGAATAGCTGGTGTTAGACAAGATATAGCTGGTAGAAGACAAATGTATGGTGATATAGCTGGTGGAGTTGGTAACATAGTTGGTTCACTTATCCCGATGGGTAGTTAAAAAATAAATAATATGGCAAATGGAAATATAATAGAAGCTGCTAAAGCAGCATATACACCCGCAAAAGTAGATATATCTGGTTTTGTTAATGGCCTTAGTGCTATTGCTACTGGTATAATAGCCAAGAAAAAAAAGAACGCTGCTAAACGCAGCAAAGCTGATTCTGTTGTTTTTAATACAAAAGACAAAAGAATATTATCATTAGCAGAGCAAGAAAAAGAAAAAATATTTAAAGGTGGTGATATTGATGATGGTATTGATAAGCTTAAAGGTATAGCTTACGACGTTAATAATGTTATACCTAAAATAAACGAAAGAATACAAGATATAATGATTAAAGGCATATCAGGTGATACAGACCCATTGCTAAAAAATTATTTTGAAAGTATAAAATCTGGTGAGTTAGATGTGCCGATAGAAATTAGAGATAAAGAAGGTAATGTAACACAAGTCAATACTTTGTTTAACGTTACTCAAGATGGTCAATTACAAATGTTATCACCAGATGGTACTTACAAAAGTGTTCAGGTTGTTTTAGATGCTTTAAATAATATAAACACTCGTAACAATGGGCAGGTAACTTCAGATTTAGTAGCTGCTTATATAAATACTAGCCATAAAGATTTAGAAAGTTGGAAAAATAGTACAAACGCTTTTAAAACTAAACTCTTTAATGAATTTAAAAATAGTCCTAAAGCTAAAAATTCTTTTTTATTTGACTATACGTTTAATATTAACGAGGGTGAAGAAACTAGTTTTGTTAATTACTATATAAAAAATAAGCTTTACGATGCCGATGATTATGCTGCATTTGATGAAAAAACTAAAGACTTATCAGATGAAGAAAGAGAAGAAGTTAAAAACTATTTTATGCTTGAAGTTATGCAGAGTGACAGTAACTTTGATGATGATGTTAAAGCTTTTATTAATAGTATAACTGAAAGTAAAAAACCAGGTAGCAAAAGCACTCCTTTTGTTATTGATAGACAAAGCAATGTCGGTG